GCCCTGCCAGGAAGACCATGCTGAGGCTTTGGTAGCCGCCCCAGCTAAACATGCGACTCCAGACCAGCTTGGGGCTGATCATGATGCCGCCGACGTAGTAAAAATCAGTGCGGCCGTTGATGTTTAGTTGGACGCGCTGTTGTTTGGTGAAGACAATGGGAATCGTTTCGCCGTAGCGGCTTAATTCTTGGTTGGCCTGGAAGCCATATGTCGGGGCAAATCGGTCGCGGCCTGCAATGCTGTCAAGCGTGCGGTTGCCGCCTTGGCGTTGTTGTGCAGGCGCCCTGGGAGCCAGCAGCAGCGAAAGGCCTTGGGAAACGACACCAAGGACCAGTGAAATGATTGCAACAGTTAAGGCATCATTTTGTACGTCTGGAATATGTGCATATTCCGCCGGACGTTCGCGGCTGAGCCAGTCGATGCGTTGCTTGAACTGGAGGTATTCCTGTTCGGTGCAACCCAGCTCTTCGGCTAGCTGGCGCTCGTAGGGCAGCAGTTGCTGCGGTAGCAGCGGAGTGCAGGAAACGCCGTAAGCGGGTGCCAGGTCACCGCCTGCAGGTTGGCCGTTATGTAGAGGATGCCGTCCTGCCAAACTGTCCCGAAAGCGTAATTCTTGTGTGGTAGGAGAACCACGTCTCCATCATACAAAGGATCTAGCACGCGGCGTCCCCAGCCGTGGATAGCCTTAAGGATTAGGCGGGGTGGAGCGTCGTACCAGTAGGGGTCGAAGGCGGGAGTGGTGATGCCGAGGCGATCGAGGGCTGTGTAGACGAGGTGGATGCAGTCGATGGCACCATCAGGCTCGGTGCCGTCTGCGCCGAGGCGATAAGGGCGACCGATCAGGTCGTACATCAGCTCAGGCGGACTTGAGCAGTAGTGGGAAGCGGGCCAAACACGTCTTCAGTGATGCGGCGTCTTGGCACGTCACCGCCGACTGCGTCGATGACAGAGGAAATCTCCAGGCGAAGTTCGGCGTCGCTCCAGATGGCACCAGCCACTTGACCTGCGTAGGAGCTGAGCACACGGTAGTCGGCCTTGTTGTCGGGGTTGAGCATCAGCATGTCCACTAGCACCACCCAACTACCATCGACCAATGTGGAGGCCCAGCTACGGCTGAGCGAGTTGTTGGGCAGGGCAAGTTGTGTCGACTGGTTGTCGCCGCTGCGGTTGACCGTTACGCCAGAGAAACCGAAGGGCAGAAAGCCGTGGGTGTTGCCGTTGTAGGCGACGTTTTCGTTGATCCAGAAGTTCTGGAAGTAGAGCGGGGAGGCGCCGTCGGTGCGGGGCTTGGCGGTCAGCATGTGACCTAGGGCTATTTCGGTCTTGAAGCTGGTGTCCATCAGTTCATGCCGAGGCGGCTACGGGTGGCGCGGGACTGCTGCAGGCGGCGAAGGGTGCGCTGTTCGCCCTGCGTGGCGCCTTGTTGGGCGGCTTGGGCCATGCCAGCACGGAACTGGTCGGCCGTGACGTAGTCAACGGAGTTGATGCGTTCCACTGTGTAGCGCACGTCGATGGCGGCTGGTGCCATTGTGGCGGTGCCGCCGCCGCTGCTGGTGTCGTCGCCAGCCGGGATGACAGCGGAGCCGCGTGCGCCAGCAGCATACCGGCTCATGGCTGAGCGCATCTTGCTGGCGGGGATGATGTATTCGGATTCGCCGCCTTCGCCAACTACCGCTTGCGTAGGGCCAGCGACGAAACCACCTTCGGCAAAGGACGTAAAGCCAGGCCCCTCCATCAAGAAACCTTTGGCAAAACCACCGCCGCCCGGAAACGCAACCGGACCGGCACCGCTGAACAATCCACCGCCACCGCCACCGCCACCACCGCCGAACAGGCCAAGCAGTTGCTTGAAGATGAACATCATCATCATCTGCGCCAGTATCTCGGTTGCCATATTGATGAACGACTCACCGATATTTTTGAACACGCCAGCAAGCGCCTCTTCTGTGGATTGCGCACCGCTAATAATGCTTTGGAACGCGCTACCAAATGCACCGCTAATTGCTTGCGCTCCTGTTGTTGCAGCGTTGATTGGGTCGGTCAGCTCTTTAAGTTTTGCGCGCATTTCATCTTGTTTTTGCATCGTTTTGTTTAGTGGGTCGAATGAAATGTCCGTTCTGAAATTTCCACCACCTGCGCCGCGGTTAAATGCACGAATTCCCAAGTTTTCTGTGTTACTAAAGTCGAGTCCTGCTAGTTTTTCAAATGTTTTTAAGCTCTCTTTTGTTATTTCAAGATCTAGCTCGCGGTTTTTTTGTCGCTTAAAGTCTATGTTGAGCAGTTCCAGAGTTTTGCGCTGTTCCGCATTTTTTAGGTTAGAGATTTGCTTTTGGTAATCTTGATAGTCAAAAACAATTTGCAGCCGTTTCTTTTCGACATCAGATAACCCACTATTCAGCATTATTTGCCGAGAAAATTCAACAGATAGTTTTCTTCCTTCTTCCAAGGAACGCTGGAGTTCTTCGGCTAGTTTGTCGGCGTCACTTTTGCCTTTAGCCTTGCTGCCACCAGCAGATGGAGGTAGGTTTGCAGGTGCTGTAATTTGTTGAATACTTGCAGGTCCGGCCGGTCTACCTAGCGCCTGTCTGCGCTGGATAATTCCTCGTTGCACCCGGCTAAGCTGCACTTGTGCCGTACCCAACGAATACTCACCTAAAGCGCCGCCGTACTTGCTCAGCTCTAGTTGGGCACTACCGGCAGCGACTTCAATTTTTTTAAGTTCTTCTCGGGTTGTAGCTATTTCCGGTTTTAAGTTTGCTAGAGCTTTTGTTATTGCATCTACAGTGCCTCTGTTAGCGAATCCGGTACCTCGTGCAAATCCTGCTCCAAAGACAGCGGAAGACAGCTCGCCAACTGTTGCATCAGATATAAGATTGATTGCTCGGGTAGCTTGTGTAATGATGTTGGCAAGTTTTGTTAAAACAGTATCTAGCGCAGGAACAAGGTTGCGTAAAATTGCACCAGCGGCCCCAGCTATGGCACTAGCGATATTGGCTACAGCTTTAGTAAAACGATCAAATCCGGTCTCACCCTTGTTGGCTGTTTTTTCAGCTTCTTGACCCATTTTTACAAGTACATCGGTGACTTGCTGCACGCTGATAGCACCATCTTTTGCCATCTCCAGCAGCTTAGTTCTACTGACGCCAAGTTTAGCTGCAAGCGTATCTTGAATTGGAATACCCTGAGCCGTAAATTTATTTAGTGTAGAAACACTTACTTTGCCGGATTCAAGTGTGTCGGCAAAGGCTTGTGCAATTTTTTCAACACTTCCACCATATTCACGAGACAGCTCTACCGCAATCTTTAAGGCGGAACTTGTTTCTGAAGTGCTTAAACCTAATCCTTGGATATTTGTAATTGCGGCTTCTAATTGTTCGCTGTTTCTGCCGGCTAGCTCAAAAGCGTCTGAAAGCACTTTACCCTGAGCTGCACTTAAGCCTAATTCCAGTGTTAATTCTTTAACGCGAGCTTTTGCGGCTTCCAGTTCTCCTAAGGCTGTGCCAATCAGGGAGCCCGCAAAACCGCCGGCTTGGCCTCCTAGTAAACCGCCTATAGCACCGCCAACGGCGGCCTGGGGACTCTGGCCGAATAAAAGCGGAAATGCGCCGCCTATAGCAGCGGAACTAAGGCTTCCGCGAATAGTTTTAGCTAATGCTTGTACTCGTTGTGTTTGTTTCTGTGCAGCATCAGCCCGAAAACGATCCAGGGCTATTATTTGCTGACGCTCTTCCGCAAACAGTTGCTGATTTGCTTTGCGCTGTTGTTCCAGTTCGCGTGCAGCTAACGCGGCTTCCGCACGTTCAGGTGAAACATCCCCTTCAAACCGGAATCGCCTAGAACGTGGGTTCGGTCCGAAGGGGAAACCTGCAGAAGTACCGGTTAAAAACGCCGCTCGTTCTTCTCTGCGAGCGGCTTCGTCTGCTAAACGTTGACGAGCTAGACCACTTGCAGCGCCCTCTCGCTGTCTTATAGCGGCTGCAGTGCGTTGTGTGGATGCTGCTAGATCAGCGGCAAGCTCCGCGGCTTCTGTAAAGAAGGTGTTCCAGCTTTGTTTAAGGTTTAAGGCTTTTGCAGCTGTTGTAGTTTTTAGTTCATCACCTAATGATGCTGCTTCTGTAAAGAAGGTGTTCCAGCTTTGTTTAAGGTTTAAGGCTTTTGCAGTTGCTGTAGTTTTTAGTTCATCACCTAATAATGCTGCTTCTGTAAAAAAAGTACCCCAGCTTTGTTTAAGGTTTAAGGCTTTTGCAGTTGCTGTAGTTTTTAGTTCATCACCTAATAATGCTGCTTCTGTAAAAAAAGTACCCCAGCTTTGTTTAAGGTTTAGAGATGTAGCAGCTTTAATACTACGAAGATCGGTGGCTACTTCCGAAGCATCGCGGAAAAAAGCTGCCCAATTTTGCTGTATTTCTTTTGCTCTGACTAAGGCCGGCGGAAGCGCAGGGGTTTGCTGCCCATAACCAGCCTCACTTGGCCTTATAGTGCGTCCAGCCGCGGTTTCAGCTGCTTCAATACTACGAACAAGCCGCAGACGTTCTCTTAATCCGCTGTTTAATTCATTTGTGGCACTTACATATGCTCGCGCTGCTATCGTTGCTTCTTCAGTGCCCAGAGCAACTTTATTAAAATTTGCCGCTGCTTCGGCTACAATACTATTTAAGTTATTTATGCTGCGAGGAATTAAATTAGCGACACCGGCAAAACTTGAGTTAAGGGAGTTAACAGCATCTACAGAAAGACGTATTTCATTTTGAAGGCGCTTGAGTTCTTGTGCGCCCTTTACAGCAATCTCAATGTCGGCTCTGTAGGCCACGGCGCCGCTACTAACTGGTACTTCAGTTTACGCGACAAAAAGGCCGCCGGGGTTAGCGGCGGCGTTTGGCCTTCTCCAGCTCTTTTTTCTGATCCTCGTTGAGGATCTGGAAGTAGGCGCTCCAGCCGATCAGTTCTTCGGCGGTCATGGTGGCCCGGACTGCGCTGAGGGACATGCCTAACTCTTTGGCGACTCCGAACTGGAGCATGAGCCAGTTGTCCTTGCGGAGTTCGGTGCTTAGTTCTTTGGGTCGATGGGCTCGGCGTCGTCGGTGATGATGGCCAGCATCAGGGCTTGGAGGTCCTTGTCCTTGACCTCGTTTTTGAGGATGTCAACTTCGCCGGGCTTGAAGAGCTTGGCTCCTGCTTCGTCTAGGGCTTTGGCGATCAGAAGTTGGAGGGCGAAGGCGGTGGCGTCGTCGGACTTGGCCTGCTTTTGGGCGCGTTCGCGTTCGGCCATGGTCAGCGGGGTGACCCACATCTCGAAAGTGCTGCCGTCCGAAAGTTCGACGGACTTTTTGGTGGGCTCCAGGTTGGCGGCCTTGCGGAGACGCTCCAGGGCAGACAAAGCGGTGGGGGCAGGCATGTGGACCTGTGGAGGATGGTTCTAGTGTAACGCGGTAGAGAGTAAAAGACCCCGGTTTGAGGCCGGGGTCGGTGTTTGCGGGTTCCCGTAGTGTGACGGATCAGCTCTTGCTGAGGTCGAAGGTCGGGGCATCGCTGGGGCGGAAGTTGATCGAGACCGACTGGCCGTCGTCAGGGTTGACGGTCAGGCTGGCCGAAGTCAGGATCACAGGGACCGTGATGAAGCGGCTGCTGGTGTCGTTGACAGTGCCGGAGACGATGACGCGGTCGATGTACAGCTTCATCGTGGCGCCGGACTGTTCGCGCTGGATGACGTCTTCAATCATCCGGCTGGCCAGGTTGGTGTCATCGTCGGTGGTGTACACAGTGGCCGAACCAGAGCCGTCGGCGAAGCCGGGGATGTAGGTACGGAACGGGGTGTACTGGCCGACTGCCTGGCCGATGGTGGTGACGTCGATCTCGGCACGGGTGATCTCGAAGCTCCAGTCACGGACAGAGCCGACGACAGCCGGAGCGGTATAGGTGATACTGGCGAAGTTGGCGCCAAAGTTGCTAGGAGAAGCAGTTGCAGTGGCGGCAGCGCCACCAGCAGTGCTGCTGATGGTCATGATGCCGGTGCTGGCGACGTAGGTTTTAACGAAGTAAGCACCAGCAGCAATGGCGTTGGTGGTGGTGGCACCAGCGGGGTAGGCCAGGGTCACGGGGTCGTTGACCTTAAAGCCCAGGTAGGTGCCGACGGTGATGTTGGAACCGGTTGACGGAAATGCACCTGCGGCAAGCGTGGTCACGCTGGTGCCCGCGGGGGTGTAGTAGAGGGCGCCGGAGGTGCCCGAAAGGACGGTGGCCATAGGGAGTACCTAAGTGGTAAAAATGCGGGCACTGCCCGGCTTAGTACAGATTAGCGTTTCTTGGCGATGGCTACTAGGAAAGCACTGCTGCTGTGTAGCTTACCTCCAGGCGCCCCGCAAACAAGGGCGAATCTTCGGTAGCTGAAAAAAGAGGTCCGTTTATCTGCCCCAGGCGAAAATACACCCCTGTAGTGGTTTTTGCGGTGTTGTTGAGTGTTTCTATAGCCGTTAAGGCGGTATTAATTAGGGTTTGATTTCTGGCAGGTCCGCGTCCTTTTTCGCTGAATACACGGATTACAAGTGCTCCACGGACATTGTCTAAACTTGTGGTAAGGGTGGGATCTGTTGTTAAGCCGAAGGTAACGTTTACCTTGACGTGTTCGGTGGTGGCGTTAGTTGGGGTTGCTGTGATGTTGTCGAAGTAGACCGGGACTGGGGGCACCAGTGCGTTGAACGCGGTTAGAAGTGGATTTTCGACCGCGGCGCGGATGGCTTGGTAGTTCATCGTAGTGAGCGTAAGACAGCATCCATTTCAATTTTGACTGCTTTATCCAGTTTTCCTCCGCCGGCGTAGGTGGCTAACCAGTCTTTATCTGCGGTGCTAGAGGAAGAGCTGTTTGAGCTGCCGCCCCCTGTTTGCCAGCGGTAAG